CCGTGCAACCTAAAATCATGCCGAATATCAGACAAATACCAAGGAATCTTGATACCCGGTGGCTAAAGTGGGCTGGTCATCGCCGGCGGGAGGTGGTGTGGCTGAATGGGGCTTCGCCCCAGAAGCCAGGGCGACCGATACCCAGAGCGAGGATATTATTTAATAAAAGTTCAAGTAGGGGCATCGGCTCGGCTCAATTGTGAAGGAAATAGATGAGACACCCCTGCCTGAAGGTGAAAGTGAATTGAGTCTACAGGAGGAAATTGCCCTCTTGAGGCTGTTCATCCCTGATGACTTAGACAACTGGATGAAGAAACTAGAGAAGCGAATCGTCGACGTAGAGGTAGAAGTGGCAGACCTGCACCACCGACGCAGGGTCTCCCGCCAGCAAGCTGTAGATCAAGACCCGGAGTGGCACTGATGGGTAACTGCTACAAGGCCAATACGCACCTGTTCCTGGACATGGTAGAGAAGGGGTTTCATGCGACGCTATGTCATGGGATCCTCGTTGCTCCAGATCGGTATAACCACATGAAACCGGGAACCCGGTTTATGCACTGTTGGGTTGAGGTTCACAGCAGCAAGCATGGCAAAACATTTCACGACGCTTCAGATAATTTGGATGGGGTTCCTGAATACCAATGGATCCCTAGAGAAAAATTTGAAAGTCAAATGAGCCCACGGTTCGTAGTCAGAATGAGCCTCTTTCAAGTTCGTTATCATCTCGAAAACAACGACAGGTATGGTGAATGGAACCTCCATCCTCAACACAGGTTGGTGAATAGATAATGCCCGGAATAACCGCGAGTCTGTCGAATGCTGCCTTCGCCATCTGGGAGGAAGTACCGAGGAAGTCCCGTAAATCCCCCCTGGGTGCTGCCGGGGATGAGGGGCGCTCTGCCTGGCTCTCTGAGGTCATCATAGATCATTACCAGGAGATGAAGAGATTCAAGCATGAGGTTGAATTCCACGTCGACGAGAAATTGGCATTGATGAGGAAACTCAGAGCTGTAAGAGAATCAAGGGACAGATTGCAGGAAGTCGTCTTAGAACGGACCGATGACCCCAAATCGTGAGCCTCTAGGGGGTACCTGGAGCGCCATTGTTGGGATTCTTTCAAGTGAACATGCTGAACAGCACCCTGTCGATGAAATTGGGCAGGGGTGAGCCTTCCTCGAAGCCCTTCAATCCGGCTTCGTGATACTGGGGGGATTGTTTGAATTGGGTCTTGAAGTCCTCGAACATTTCCATTGTGTCCTCGTATTTCCCGGACACCCAAGCGAAGCCGAGGTAGCCTGCTATGGCCGAGAGGATCAGTGCCATGGCCGTATTGTCTTTCAGGATGTCCACCAGGGGGGATGTGAACCGGCCGAACTGATATGCGAGTATCACCGAGTCGAGCTGCTCTGACTGCTTGTCCTGGAGAGAAATGCGAATTTCTGTGACATTATCTGGATCTCTCTTGGTCATCAGAGCACCCCTGTGATCGAGTCCCAGAGCGTCTGGCCTAGACCAGCGCCCAGGATCCAACCCAGGAGAAAACTAGCGCCATAATTCGTGAGCATCTCTTTTGCCTTGTCACTGAGTTCACTCATCAGGCATCACCGGGAAGTTGTCGCAGGCATCGTTTGCGGAGTCTGGGAAATCCTGCGGGAGGTCGCGTAATTTTTTGCGAAATGAAATCCATTCATCTGAAGGTGATTGATCGGACATAAAACGCCAGTCTGTCTCTTCAAGGAACTGGTTTCGGTGCTTCCTGATCCAAACCCAGTCGACATCGAACTCGCCTTCTTCAACGCCCTCGTCGGTCGTCTTCTTCCAAGTCCTGTATATCAATCGAACTTCACCCCCAAATCAGGAACCATGACGGTCTGCGAGGCTTCAAGGTCCGACGCAGTGACAGTAGCCGGTAGTGAGAGAGAATTAGATATGTCGAGGTAGGTATAGCCGACGTAGGCGGGTCCGGCTGAGACCCCGAGGCCAGTGGCCTGCGCTATCTTCTGACTATAGTACGCCAGGGACTCAGCAGCATCACGGACCCAGCCTATCCAAAACTGGGTTCCCCTGGTTAAATCTGGAGGGCCTCCAGTCCACGATGTCGATGAGATGTACCCGGTACTGGTGACATCCAGAGTGACATATCCCAGGAGGCTGTCAGGCACCCCGTCGTTGTCGCTGTAGATCCCGACGAGCAGGTTCGCAGTAGTTGACGCTACGCTGATGTATAGCTTGAGCTCGTCTAGTGTCGATGACACTGGAGACAAGAACGGGTAGTAGTAGACTTCTGCAGTGTTGAACACCAGTCCTTGAGTCGTACCCGTTCCCCAGGGCGGGCCGCTGGTGATGTGGAAGTATGCTGTGGCGTTTGCAGCTGTACTAACGAGCTCGCCGTTGAACTCGTTACCACCACCAGCTTCGAGCAGGCCTGTCCACTCGCCGGATACGCAGAGTCTGGCCAGATTCACGATAATGAGATCAAGCATTTCTTGCTCGTTCATGTCCTCTATGGAGATCGGTTCTCCTACGCTCTGCACCTGGCTAAACGTTACAGAGTCTAGGTCGAGGTTCTGGAGCAGGGGAAAGACCCTCTTCGAAGGCTTACGATCCTCAGCTCTCATGCTAACAGCCCCTCCCATTCAGATTTGACCGATAACCTGGCGAGGTTGACGATGATTAGGCGGATACATTCTTCTCGATTGAGCTCTTCTATGCTGATTGGATCACCGACGTCCTGCACGTTGCTGAAAGATATCTGGCTGGCACCGTCGCCAGCTTCGAGAGTCTTGGTCTTCAGTAGCTTGTATACGCGCGGGGAGATCGAGTGTGTCATCATCTCATCCCCACGATAAGCATGACATATCCCCAGAAGTTGTTCGGAATCGTCGCAGCGGGGATGAACGGCCCTGCCCCGTTCGCGCTGGGAGGTGCTCCGTTCACGAGTGGAGGTGATACACCGGGACCCGTGCCTCCATTACCGTTAGGCGAGTCCTGCCAGCCGATTGGTTTGGCTGCTTGGCCCCCATAGCCAGGTAATTGCGGACTGCCCACTTGCACCAATGCACTCGCCTCACTTGAGTTGCTTGGATCGCATTTTGGCTATTCGCTCGATGCTGTCGAGGTCCTTGGTTGAAATGAAGTCCCTGAGGTAGAGCTTCTTGGCTTTGCTCAGAATCTCCGCTAATCTTCGGCGCCCTGCCGCCTTCGTCATGCGTGGCATTCAATCACACCTATGCATTTGTAAGGTACTCAAATTTATAGTTCAAAGCAATCGGTACAGATGCGAATGAGAACGCCGGCTGTTGAGTAATCGGGTTCGTTGCGCTACAAGAACCGACGACGTTACCCAGGGCATCGACAACGTAGAAGCCCTCGGTCTCGATCTTGTTTCCGTCAACAGACGTTCCGAACCATTTTACGATTCGGTCGCCGAATAACGTATTTCCAATATCGTTGCCCGTTTGCAGATCCACCAGGGTTTCCGTTGCCCCCCCGCTGCTCGTTACGTGAAAAATCCTTGAGACTCCGCTTGCGGTATAGACAGCGGCGGAGGTTCCTCTGTCTGCAGCTGTCTGGTTCATGCATTTTACGATGTCTCCAGCTCTTAGAGTGTAAGGTTGGCAGAGCGCCGGCGATCCATCGGAGACAGCACCTTTGACCGACCATGGAACGATTGCAGCCACGAGGCCCTGCGAGAGAATATAGCAGAATCCCACACCATTGTCACACGAAACTAGACCAGATACGACGGTCTTTCCGGGGGCGAAATCCCCCACATTTTGGCTTACAATCGTGTATGCACTGTCAGTGCCGAGCGAGGTTTCTGATCCCTCGGCGATTTCTGTTTTGAGGGGGATGTTTGTACCGTCGCTGCAAACTAGGTTTCCCGTAACTGTGTTAGTTGCCATAGAATCACAACCTCACTCCGATGCCCAGGGGCTTCATCATATTGCGATTGACGTTAGCGATGGGCTTCCTCAAAACAGAAATCGCCGAGGGATCAGAAACCTCGCTCGGCACTGACAGTGCATACACGATTGTAAGCCAAAATGTGGGGGA